ACGGTATTACGGTCATAGGAACCGTGGAGGAAATCAAAAATATCGTCCAATCACTAGAATGCCAGAAGCCGAACAATTATGACATGCAGGTTTGCGATAACAGGGATAGACCTGATTATGGAGGCAAAACATGTACATCATTCTATGGCTCCTTGCGGTCGTGGTAGTGATGGCGTTTGTTGCGGGTGCGACAAGGGGGTAATACCATGAGCTATTATCAAACGATCTATGACCGGCTGCGGAAGGCAGGACTGACTGAGGCCGGGGCGCTGGGCTTTCTCGGAAACTGGGAGTGCGAATCAAATTGTGAACCGGGACGGCTTCAGGGAGACTTCTCACCATATCGCACAAACAGTAAGACCTATGTGAGCGGAGTCAGCACCGGAAGCATAACCAGAGAGCAGTTCGGACGGGACAGCAAGGGCTTCGGCCTCGCCCAGTGGACGTATTACAGCCGGAAGTATCAGCTCTATGATTACTGGCAGGCATCAGGGAAAGCGCTGGACAATGCAGAGATGCAGGTGGACTTCGCGATGAAAGAGCTACGGGATGGCTATGAAACGCTCCTGCAGACGCTGAGGACAGACAGCGACCTCTACACATGCACGAAGCTGATCTGTACGCAGTTTGAGCGCCCGGCTGTCAACAACATCGACGCACGGTTCGCCGCCGCGCAGAGAATCAAGGCGCAGATCAACCTGGGCGGAACAGGCCAGACTGCTCCGGCGACGGTTGATGATCAGACGGCACCAGCCTGGGCGACGATGCCGGTGTGGGCGCCTGGAAAGCTGCGTCACGGCTGCGCAGGCGCGGAGGTCAGACTGCTGCAGGACATCCTGACATGCAGAGACTATTACTGCGAGCCGGACGGGATCTTCGGGAAAAACACAGAAGCCAGGCTGAAGCAGTTCCAGTCGGAGGCAGGCCTGCCGGCAACCGGGATCTGCGACAGCATGACATGGGAAGCACTGAAGTGGTAGAAGAATTCAATCACAGAAAGAAGGAGAACAGAGATGGGACAGAAAGAGCGGTACATTGTAACCCTGGAAGACGGCAGGCAGATGAATGTCCTGGCGAGCACGTTTCAAGAGGTCCTTGCCATGTTCGGGGAGGAAAACGTGGTGAAAATCGAGAAGCTGGACTATGAGGAGGTAAAATGATGGACATTGAAAATCTTGGTATTGCTGCAATCCCGGTGATTACGGTCATCTGCTTTTTGGCAGCGGAAGCAGTCAAGGCTACATCGCTTGACAACAAATGGCTCCCGATCATCTGCGGCGGCTTCGGCGGTGTACTTGGTGTGGTGGCGATGTTCATCATGCCAGAATTCCCCGGCAAGGACTATCTGACTGCAATCGCAATCGGCATCGTGTCAGGCCTCGCCGCCACCGGAGCGCACCAGATCTATAAGCAGTTGACGAAAGAATGAGGGAAGGCCATGAGTGATGCTGTGCAGGTTGCGATCATCTCAGGGGTCTTCAGCCTAATAATTGGGATAATAACCGCACTCATTGCGGCGTCCAAAGCGGGGACAGAGGTACAGAAAAAACTGGAAATCGCTCAAGCTGTGACCGACACCAAGATTGATGAGCTTACCCGTGAGGTCCGTAAGCACAATAATTTTGCAGAGCGCATACCAGTGCTTGAGGAAAAAATCAGCGTGGCAAATCATCGAATTGAAGATCTTGAAAAAGTACAGTAAAAGATCACCCGGAGGCATTATGCTTCCGGGCGATTTTTTGTTAGCATTTTCATTAGCATTTTGTTGAAAAAAGGGCTTTAAAAAAGGAAAATTTTCTTTCGACAATGAAAAACATTTTTTGCGTGAAAATGGCTCAAAAGCCCCGTAAATAGGGAAGAATCCCACAATCGCTTAGATTGTAGGATTCTCTGTTGCTGGCACGCGATAAGGGATTCGAACCCCGTGCGAAGAAGCCAAGCGGCCAGTAATTACGATATGTTTGCGAGCTCGTTAGCATTTTCGTTAGCATTTTGAGGGCTGAAAGCCTGAACTTTTTCGAGTAATTGGTCTTTCAGGTTCGGGACGGCTTCATACTTCTTGAGCAAGGCGTCAAATTCCGCCAGGGCATCCTGAAGCAGTTCCTCGTCTGTTTTCTGCTGCGGCGCGAAGAATTCCGCGAGCTGGTTTTTAGCCCGCTCCTTGTCACGCTGCGCGACTCGGACATAGATCTTGTGCATGGTGTCCGGGTCATCCCAACCGCCGAGCTCCATCAGAGCGCGTTCCGAGATGCCGACACTGTAACCGAGCACCGCGAAAGTATGGCGGAGTCCGTGATTTGTGACATCCGTTACACCGGCACGGCTGCAGGCTGCGTGAACGTGCTTCAGGATCATGGTGTTGCCGTGGATCGGGATCTCCCTGCCGTTTTCTTCATATTCCTTCAGCAGCGCGGCAAGGCGGGGAATCATGATCGGAACATTGCGGGTAGAAGCCCGGGACTTGTTCGTTTTCTTCTCGACCAGCTTATTGTCCTTTCCGGGGACGATAGCGCCGGCGACCGTGATGATGTTGTGCTTCAGATCGAACTGTCGGTTGCGAACGACATTCATCATCTCAGAGCGGCGGAGGGAGTGCAGTTCAAGCAGAATCTCAATCTCGGCCGGATCTCCCTCAATGGCTGCCAGAAAGAGCGGGATCTCTTCCGGCTCCAGGTATCCCATTTCATTGACCGGGATGCGTGGGAGCTTCACCTGAGGGACAGGGATTCCGGCGTCCCGCAGCGTGGCGGAGATCAGCCCCCAGGAATTGCGCACGGTGTGTTCGCTCATGGTCGTCAGCTCCGTGTTCACCATCGACTGCCAGTCTTTGATGTCGGAAACGGGTTTTTTCATGTAATCGGGGAAGCGGTGTTTGCGGATGGTGTTGTATCCCATGATTGTAGAAGGAGAGAGGACAGGCTCATAGCGGGCAATATAAGCGTCGATCAGACTGCCGAGAGTTTCGTTCACTTTCTCTGTTTTGCGGTGCCCGGCAAGATACTCGGCCTTGATCAGCTGGGCCTGCTTAACGCAGTCTTTCTTCGATGAAGCGGTCACCGGCACGCTGGTGCCACCAAGCCGCAGCTGAATGAACCATGCTCCGGATGGAAGCTTGCGTGGTTCTGGGATTTTCATTGTTGATCACCTTCTTTCTATCGCCAGATTCCCGTATCTGTAATACCACATGGCCAGTTCCATAAACTCCTGTGTCACATCGAAATAATTTGCCAGTTCCCACGGCTCTGTCATGCCGCAGGCGATGGCGTCCTTCAGCTCGTCCTCCGGGACGAGTTTTTTTATTGCCCATCTGTTGGCGCGGTTCTCATAACGCTGAACAATGAAGTCCGGGTCTCTCTTCGTATAGAAGGACTCCGTGGCGCAGTGGCCAAGCTCATGAGCGGTGTGCACCCGTTCATCCGCGACTGTGCCCACAAGGGAGTAATCGAGCGCGATGTAGCCGGGGATGCATAATGCCTTCGCATGTGGAAGGCATCCGGTGAGAATTGTAATGTTCAGCTTATCGGCTTCTTTGTACAGTTCAAGCAATTATGATTCCTTCTTCTTTTCCCTCTGGGCAACAAACTCCGCAAAGCGTTTTACTTCTTCAAAGGCTTCGTCGGAGACTTTGCCGCCGAAGAGGGCGAACTTGATGTCGTCGTCGGAGACAGTTGGGCGGTCAGGATTAACCTTCACGTCATCAGAAAGCATGTTGAGGAAATCATTTTCTGTCATACCTATCGCTTCAGCGATTTTCTTATATGTTTTCATCGTTGAAGTCATTGGCTTCCCATCATTACCAATTCCTTTTTCAATGTTGGATATTTGCTGTGGGCTTATTCCTACCATTGTGGCAAATGAGCGAATTGACAGTTTATGGTCTTCCCGATACTGAATTATAAACTCTCCAAGCGTCATTTTTTGTGGTCTCCTTTCCTTGCTATTGTCAACAAAAGTTTACAATAGTTACAAAAGAAAGTCAAGAAAAAGATTGACTACTTTAGTTGACAAACAAAAATAACTGTGTTAGTATAACAGCGTCCACAAAAGTTGACAAACTTATATGAGGAGGTGAAATCGTGATCAAGAACAGGCTTAAAGAATTACGGACAGAACGCGGGATTTCTCAGGAAGAACTTGCAGAAAAGAGCGGGATTTCCCGGGCAACTCTCAGTAAGATTGAGAACAACGAAGAGGCAAATGTCAATACCAGAACGATTGCAAAGCTGGCAGAGATCTTCGAGGTTAGACCAAGCGATATTTTTTTGATGTAACCGTCTACAAAAGTGGGCGGCAGATCACAGCAAAGTATCATTAAGCACACTCTACCACAAACCAAGTCCCAAAAAACGGACAATGAAGGAAAGGAGGAACAGCATGATCACAGTTGAAAAAGTGTTTTTAGGTCAGGATGAACCTGTACATGTTGAAATCTCTTTTCAACTGGACGACCGCGGTTGGAAAAAACTCGAAGCGTCACACCAGTGGAAGCGATTTGAGAAGTATCTGGAAGCTCTTCAAACAGAAGATAGAGCGACCGGCCTCCAAGCCCCTGAAGCACGGCAGGAAAATCGGAAGTCATTTTTACATCGCTTTTGTAAATAATGCCGTTTCGTCTGTGATCTACCTGAATAATCTGCTTCGGAACAGTTAAGCAGGGAATTCCCCTTGAACCGGCCATGAGGCTTATACCGGTGACAGTAATCGGCAAA